CTACATCTATTAGTGCTTTATCTAATTGATCTCTTAAGAATTCTATGTTAACCTTGTTGGTCATATTTTGCTCTTGAGTTAGCTCTAATTTTTCTGTAACTTTATATAAATTTTCTATCAACATAAACTGTTCCTGGTCCGTGGGCAGTTGCTCACTCTTCTTGAGTAAGTCTGCTTGAAACAATTCACGTGAAGTCTCGAGACTTGTTAGTCTAGCTGTCAACTCAAAATATCCATAGACACCCACAGCTACAGCCGCCATAATACTTAACATGTTCCTTAAAGGCATTCCGATTGTAGTTTTATCTGATATTTTCATTTCTTTTTTTCATCTCTTTGTTTTCCTCTTGGAAATCGGAAATTGACGTCCATCGCCCAGGAAGTCCTGCCACGTTTGAGTATACCTATTGGTTCCAACTCCTCTTGCATTTTTTCTGATTCAGTTTTTTTCCTTTTCTTTGGTTTAGAAAAAAATATATTATTCATCCAGTCAATATAATGGTCTAGTATACCACATAATTTATATATAAATCTATCTATCATTTAAATAGTTGTTTCAGGTCTACAATTAAAGGCTACAAAAAGTCTTTTTCTCTCTATTATTGATTCCCCCATTGTTTCTACCAATTTTAAACTATCTACATATCCGGCTTTAACGCATTCATAATGTGTTTGATAAGGTAAAGTTTGATGTATGGGAGGTGAAAGACAAGTATTATTAATTGATGAACACACCCATAATATTAAAATATAGTTCATTCTGCAGGCTTGGGTAAGGGTAATACAATATTTTCATCTGTTAAATATTTAGGTATAACTAATTTCTTTTTATCTAAAAACTTATCACCCATTAAATTTACATCTGGGTTTTCTTTTTTATAATTATTTTTAATAGAATCCCAATAACTACCTTCTTCTTTAGGATTTTCGTCTTTAATTCCTATAACATTTTTACAATAAGCTACTAATTCTGCAAAGTTAGCATTATATTGAAGTGTTGTATCTCTATTAACTCTTGGACAGTTTTTATTTAATTCCATTTGTTGCATTAATTTCATGTTGTGAGTTTTTATTTGATTTTGTTCATCACAATGTCTTTTAGAAATACCTAAATCTTTTCTAAACCTAAGATTTAAAGAACGATTACCATTATTATAATTACCATCAAATGTTTGTAACTGTTGTTGTTCAGGTACATATTGATTTAGGGTTAATTCCACACTTCCATAACTACATTTATCACCATAATTATTTAAGTAATCATTTCTAGGGTATGCTGGTTGAGCAAATACAACCAATAGAGTCATTAAAAAAATAATAAGAGCTGTAAATTTGTAGTTCATCAGGGCGATCTCCATTAGTTATTTAAATCCCTATTAAGATCTTTTATATCGTACTTCATTTCTCGAACTTCATCGGCGAGCGTTCGATACAGGTTCTCTGCCATCAGCCACGTTGCTTCAGCAGAAGATAGTCTTGTGTTCATATCAATAACTTTATCTGAAGCTACTTTTAAATCTCTTTCAAGATTAACAATATGTGATTCTGATTGATTGATGGTGTCTGTAAGATTGACTATGTACTTAACGCCCGTAAATGTCCCGAACAGCACAGATGCTATTACGGGTACCAATACAAAATTCTTTTTCAATAGATCGGCTAAGTTCATATGGCATAAAGTCCTTTACTAAAAAAGTATAGCTCCAATCACAAACGCAGCAACAGCGATAATAATCTCTGCTCTGTTATGTAACTGCCATACCATAAATTTATCTAGGTATTTTTCAATCATTAATGTCTCCCCAGTTTTTTCCAAACTCGTAATCTACTTTGTTTGGTACTTCTAGTTTAACAGCATTTTCCATAATCTCAATGATTTTTTTAGCTTGAGCTTCATTTTCTATTGATATGTCAAGTTCATCATGTATCTGAATATGGGGTATTATACCTTCATTATATAGGTCTAGCATAGCTTTCTTAGTCATATCCGCTGCACTACCTTGAATTAATTTGTTTAAAGCTTTGTATGTATAAGCTCTTTTAATCCCTGGTCCATGTTCCTGGAGTGCATCTTCATGTAACATTGCTTTATGCATACCGAAACTATTTGGTTCCCATAGATGAAATCTACATAGACGTCCAAGAAGAGTTCTTATTTGTCCTCGTTCCTGGGCTCTGTTAGAAGCCTTCTCCATCAACTGTTTAACGAATGGGACTTTGCCATGATAAGTATTAAACAATTCATTAGCCTTTTCTTTTGATACACCTAACTCCGCTTGCAGCTTGGCCTTTCCCATACCATAAAATAAACCTAAGTTAATTGTCTTAGCCTGGGTTCTTGGTATCTCAGCCATGTCTGCCACCGTCTGGTGAAAGTCTGAATTAGAATCATCGTTATAGGCGTCAACAACATCATACACTGAAGGTAGTTTATATAAAGCTGCGTAGTGAACAACCAATCTTGGTTCTTGTTGTGAGTAATCAAAACAACCCCATGTGTGATTTTCTTCTGGAAGAAATAATGATCTAATCTTTGGTCCAAGATCTTTATTCCTTGCTGGAATCTGTTGTAGGTTAGGATTCTGATAAGAGAATCTTCCGGTCACAGTTCCACCACCAGCATTTCTTAATTGATTAATTTCTGCATGAATTCTACCTTTATGTTCGTAACGTAAAATAGAATCAATAAAAGTTGTGTGTGCTTTATTAACTTCTCTAGCTTTTGCAATTAGATTAACAACAGGATGCTCGTGTTCTTGTAAGAAGTTCTTAGTAAAACTAGGTGCATCTGTCTTCTCTGTTCTATCAAATGGTATCTTTAAATTCTCAAAGACTTGTGCTATACTTCTTGCGGCCCAAATCTGTGGTCTAACATTTGTTTCCTTTTCTATCGCAGTTAGTATATCCTGTTCCTCTTTTATTAGAGTCTTCTTAAGTTTTTGTGCACCTTCAACATCAACTCTTACACCTTTAAATCTCATGTCAACTAGACATGGAAATAAATCTGTTTCTAAATCAAATACAGACTGTGTATCTTGTGAGGTAATTTCTTTTTTCATCTCTTGCCATAAACCAAACGTAGCTTCCGCATCACGTTCAGCATAAGCACCCACATTAAGTGAGGGTAGTTTATACATTTCAGATTTTGGATCTATTCCCCATTGTGCTGCGGCTTCACTTAGGCCAGCTTCACTCTTACCATAACCGTTATACTTCCATGATAAACTATTAAGATCGTATCTAAATCTATTTTCATCAGTCACAGCTGCGGCTATCATTGTATCAACAATTCTACCTTGAATCTTTAGTCCCAGTGCCCTGATCCAACATACATCGTACATTGCATTGTGAAATATTTTTGTAGAAGGTGAGTTTAAAAGATCTTGAAACCATTTTAAAACCATCTTTCTATCCATGTTACCACCACCATGATGGGCTATAGGAAAGTAGCCTTTATAATTTGAGGTAGCTACAGCGATCCCGATAACTTCTCCGTTACCAATGATTGCACCAGAGCCTTTTTTAATTAAGTCTGGATCTCTTGTCTCTAAGTCAATTGCAATTTCATCAACCTTAGTTAAGTCTGGTAGTTCTGTAGGTATTACCCATTCTGTCTGGGCGCTAAATGTAGGTATTTTCATAATGTTAAATAACAAAGAATTAATAATATTGTAAACAGACCCATGTAGGCCGGTATATGATTATTTGGTTCCATAGTCCCTTTCAATTATCATTTCTATAAAGTGTACTGCTTTCTCTAAGTCCTGTTTCTTTCCTTTATCTCTATGTCTTACTATGTATTTTATAGCACACCCTTCTGGATAAAGCAATTCGTTTTCAACTACAAATTTACTTGGTTGTATTTTATATTTTTGATAGTGTGAACCACCAATTTGTTTATCATATGCTTTAGATGTCATAACCTTTGTCCTCCTTTTTTGCCGCCATTATATATAAGTTTTGTTTTGTACGGGTAACCCCTACATACCAAACCCTTTGTTCCTCATCGTATTTGTCTTGGTCTTTTTCAATTGCTTCTCTTATCTTTTTAGTATTGTCTAAAATAATTAAAACATTATTTGCTTCACCACCCTTAGCTGCATGTATAGTGGATAATTTAATTCTTGGATCTTTAGATAACTTCTCATCGTGACGCAGCATTTCTCTAATATATAAACATTCTTCTGGGTCAGCTTTAAATACTTCGTACCAAAGATCTGTAAAACTAAAACCGAATTCTTTTAAATCATACATACGTTCATCTTTTAATTCTTTGTCTAATTCCAGAAATTCAAATAGGTCTTTACATTCAGATAAAGATAATAAGTCACCGTTGGTCCAACGTGAATAATCTTGTACGGATCTATATAATCTGGCCTTATAACTTTTTCTATTTTTTATTTCAAAATATAATCCTCTTTCTCTTAGTTGAGGTACTAAATTCTTAAGTCTATAATTTGTTCGTGCAAGTATTAACCAATCACCCAAATGTAATGGTGCATCTTCTACTGAAGAAATATATTCTACTATTGGAAGTAAAACATCTTCTCTTGGTTTCCAGTTTTTTTTAACTCTTCTATGATCCGGTATTCTATTTAAAATATTATTAGCTATTGCCTGCACCGCTCCCGGTACTCTGTATGATTGTGGCAGAATAATGTCTTTTGCCGGTTCATCTTGAAATCGTTTAACATCTGCACCCGCCCAACCATAAATTGCTTGATCATCATCACCTGCAAGTATAATATGTTTAGAGTTTTTCTTTAATATATCGTACATTCTCCACTGTATTGGCGATAAATCTTGAGCCTCATCTATAAAAACTACGTCATATTTTGGACACAATTTGGACACATTAAATCTTTCGATCATATCTGTAAAATCAACCAGATCATAAGCCTTTTTATAGTTATTTACCTCATCATTCAGTATTTTTAACTGGTGTTTATCTATATCCTCTGAGTATAAATCTGTATTATATTCTTCTTCGACTGTGTTCTCTTTAATTCTTGCTGCATTAATAATGTTAAAATATTCACTATCTGAATCCACAAAACCTGTTTTATCTTCTCCATTAGAAAATATATTAACTTCTATACCTAACTTTCTACCAATGTCCTCGTAGTGTTCGTCTTGCATTACATTACTTTTTTTCATACCCAACAGAGTAAAAGCTAGTGAGTGTAAAGTTCTAAAATATTTTAAATCTTTTTGAGAGTATTTTGGAAAAGCCTTTAACATTCTGTCAATAGATTCTTCTGCTGCCTTCGTTGTAAAAGCAAAGTAACCTATTTTATCTATGGGTGTACCAAACCTAATCAAAGTTTTTACATAGTTAATTAGTCTAGTTGTTTTCCCTGTTCCCGGAGGCCCGTATATTTTTCTAGTGCTCATTAATTTGGTTTCTTTTCATAATCTTCATACTCTTTAATTAATCTTGCTGATGGGTGATATACTTCAACATGACAATGACAATTCGGACAGGATAGATTACTTACAATATCATAATCCTCATTATCTTCCGTATCATCATCACCACCCCATATTAATTCATTTTGACAGTGCCAACAGTTCATTACATTATCTCCGTATTATGTTTTAACATTGTGTGATTAATTTTTATATCTTCAAAACCTTTAATACCAATTCTCACAATATTTTTAGTAGGTGTGTTGTACTTACCTTTTTCTGTGGTAGGAAATCTTTTTTGTTCTAAAAATTCTATATCACATTTCTCATAATTTGTTCTCATCATAACCCCAGTTTTATCTTCAGAGTGTTTCCAATTCTTAGCCTTAAGTTTGTCATAAAACTTTTCAAATCTAAAATAAGCAAAACCCTCTTCAATTAATACAGTACCTGATTTAAATGAAGCATCATTCATAGCTTTAGGTCCATTAATCTTTGAATGAAGTATGTCATGTAATTTTTCTTTAGGTGAGGTCCCTACTGGAGGATTGATTATTGTCTGTGTACCAAACAGAGCCTCTAAAACAGTTTGATCTTCTGCTGCTTTTATTATCGGTGGTGGAAACCCCGCAGCTCTTGCTATAGAATTTCTACGTTTACGTTGATCTGTAATGTGTTCAATAGATTTACAATGTACTGTTGCAGCTTCTTCTCCATCTGGTTTAGTAACATCAAATTCATATTCTGGTTCTGGATCAAGATCTATTTTTCTTAAATTAGATAATACAGGATATGATCCTTTCGATCCTGCAAGGATACCAAATTTTTTTTTAACACATAAACCTTTTTTACAATGATCATTAAGAGGACTTTGAGTACAGGTATAACCTTTTTCAGATTTAGCCCATGATCTTACCTTGGAGTTTAAAGTTTGAGTATCCCAAGCATTTGCATGTACTGGTTCAAAATATTTTACAGGTGCATTCTTTACTTTTTGTTCCCATGTATCTGGATACTTCATCTTTACAAACACATGATAATTATACATAAATCGGTCCTTGCCATCAAACCCAGGATTCTTCATTATCTTGCTAAGATGTGCTAGACATGGTGGTCCATCGTCAAACTCTGCATCAACACCTTCTAAATCTTTTTGTTCTATACCCACTGTTATTGTTTTTAAATTTTCTGGTGTAGTAATATTACTATCTACAACTGCTATGAATTGATCAAATGTAAAAGATGTACCATCTACATTTATTGCAACTCTTTCAGATTTTTTAAAATAAGGTAGATTAATAAAGTTACCTTTATTTAATTGTCCGGTCTCGTTATCTTTTGTTAGTGTGGTTTGTTTAGGAAATATTTCACAATCTGGTTTTAATTTAAATAATGGTAATAGATTACTTAAAAAAGATCTAATCAATACTGCTGGAACAAACTCAGACATAAATAAGTATAAATGAAGTCCACCACTTTTAGATAGTATGGGTATCAAAGGTAGATTATAATTTTGGATTATATCTATAAAAAATTTCTTATCAAAATTAGTGTAGTTTTTTGGATCTACATCCACCACACCAAACCTTGCGTTTGAGTTTTCATTACAGGGTTGAACCCCTATCGATTGGGTCCCTGCTAAATGATTTAAATATACTTGTTCTGTAAGTTCTTCATCATTCCATCTGTAATCTGGTTTTTGCTTTCCGCTTTCTGGGTCAACCTTTAGTGTAGACATGTCCGCTACACCATAAGCCAGCCGGTATCCTTCAAAAAACTTTATATACTTTTTTTCCATAGCTATCCTGTCGATGTGGACCGGTCAGTCTCCGTCACGGTCCACACTGTGCACATACCCCTAAGGGATTATATAATGCTTTTACTTTCCGCTACTTTTGGCTCAGCATGCTTCGCTTTCACAGCACCT